GCAGGTCGTCAACGGCGCGCATGCCCACCAGATCGGGAAATTCAGACTCGGCCCCGACTTCCCCGGCGCAATCTACGAACCCTGGATGGCACAGGCCCGAGCGCTGCGCCTGGATGGCGCTTGGCGCGTGGGCGGGCCTGCCGCACCGCACGCAACCCTCAATTAGGAGATCCCCCATGGCTGAAGCCGTCACAGCACACGACTATCGCCAGCGTCTGGCGCGCCAGGCGCAAGACGGAACGCCCGTCAAGAAAATCGCGTTCATGGCATTCGGCGATGGCGGACACAACGCCGACCTGACGCCCAAAGCACCGAACGACAAGCGCAAATCGCTATGGCACGAATTGCTGCGCAAACCCTTGGCCGCCATCACGCGCGACGACCTGGACACCACAGGCCGAGGCGTTCTGGAAGAGTCCGAATTGGTCGGGGCCCAGATATCCGAGGCTGCGCTATTCGATGCGGATGGCAAGGTCGTTGGCTTTAAGACGTTCGCACCCAAACTCAAAGAGTCGGACGAACGCTACGAAATCAGCATCACGCTACGGTTCTAGGAGAAACACAATGGCTTTGCCGCACCCCAAGATCACTCAAATCCCGCAAACCGAACCCTACGCCACGCCCGCGCTATGGAACACGCGTTATGACGAAATTGACCGTAATTTTAGCGACCTTGATGGTCGCTTGAGTGCCCGTGAACAGGAATTAACCACGGCACGCGGCGATAGCCCGAACCTGGGCGTGCGTCTGGATGCGCTGGCGTCCAGCGTGTCCGGCCAATCCGAAGAGGCCGACAACAACAAAGTCGCCGTGTTGCTGTATGCGTTGCAACAGGCAGCGCTAGCACATTCCGGTGTGATGGCGCTTAAAGAGGTCGCGCAGCAGCAAGGTGAAATTGTCATTGCCAATCGCGGATTGGTGCGCGGCTGCGAAGCCAGCAAGTCCGATACCGCCACGCGCAACCTAAACTTCACCGAAGGCGCGTGTTTTGCGCAAAGGCGCGTGTTTTCGGTCAGCGGCACGCAAAACGCCGCCAGCGTGCCAAGCAATCCGTCTGCTGCGCCCGTCACGGTATATGCCTATCTGTTCCAGGACGCCAATAGCGTATGGCGACCAGCGGTGACGCCTGTCGGCACAGCTGTGCCGCAAGACGCCCTCCAGCTCTATCAGTTGACGATACCAGCGGGTAATACCGATGCCACCGACCCCAATTTGAACAACGTCACGCTGACCAGCGTACGTCGCTTTGAGCCGCAATTCCCGCTGCTGCTCGACAGCCCGCCCACACGGACTATCGCCATCAACCGCGTCAACGCTTCGGACTACCAAATCACGTTCGACGTGGTGGACGCGCAAGGTGCACCGTGCGGCGCAGACGCGATCGTGGCCGTCAACCGCGCCAGCAACGGCTTTGCCGTGCAGTTGCATAGCGCCGCCGACAACGTGCGCGTGCGCTGGAAACTTTCGCGCTTGGGTAATTAACCCTGAATCGCACAGATCCATCCTTACTTCCACAGGAGCAACCCACCATGGCACGCATCATCCTTAAAGACCCCGGTCAGACGGTGGCAGATTTTTCGGTTAACGGTGCCGTCATCACCGTCGCGGGTATCGCCATCGACTGCACCGAGCGCCAGCAAGATTGCGCCGTCACCGTCGAAATCCGTGAGCAATACGGTGAAATTTTCGAGGCCCGGGGCGACGCAGGTGGTGCCTACGTGGCGCACATCGATATTCCCGCCAAGGTCTACGAAGAAACGCTTACGGGCGGCGACGAAGACGAAGAGGGCGGCGCACTCGTGGCGCAGCCGCTGGACCCTAATGCCATCACCATTACGCTCTGGCCCTTTTCGGGCTGATCCCAAGAGCGATTACTGACTACCCATCGGAGAATCCCTCATGCCCAGCATTTATGTGAAAGACGACCTGCGCGCTTCTGTGGAAGCCGCCAGCGGCGGCAAGCAAACCGTGCTCTATACCGCCAGCGGCCAACCCAGCATCATGAACATCATTCCGAAATTCAATCTGGAAGACATTGACGACAGTCTGGGAACCGGCGTGCACCCCGCCTTTATCGTTGGAGGCGTGGAGAAAAGCGAATTGTTCATCGGTTCGTACCCCGGCATCCTCAAAAATGGCGAACTGGTTTCGTTGTCTGGTGTAGACCCCAGCGTCTCCATGAACCACGACAACTTCGTGGCCGCCGCCCGCAAGGCTGGCCCCGGCTTTCACGTCATGACCCATGCCGAATACGCGGCCATTGCCTTGTGGTGCCTGAAAAACGGCTTCCAGCCGCGCGGCAATACGAATTACGGGCGCTCGCACGAAGCCACGCATGAAACGGCGCGTCGTCACGACGGCGGTACGCCAGGCGACACCAACGGTACAGCACGCACGCTGACCGGCTCCGGCCCGGCATCATGGCGGCACGACAATACGCCGAACGGCATCGCCGACCTGTGCGGCAATGTTTGGGAATGGTCGCCTGGCTTGAGATTGTTCGACGGCGAAATCCAGATCATCGCCAACAACGACGCGGCACTGCATAACACCGACATGGCGCGGGATTCCAGCGCCTGGCGCGCCATCAAGGCATCGGACGGAGCGTTGGTCGCGCCGGGTACGGCGGGTACGCTGAAATACGACGCATCAACGCCAACTGGCGGAAGCATCATTTTGTCAGACGTCATCGACAATTACCTGGGTGAAGTCGGTGACGATGGCAACAGTGACGTTTCGATGGGGACGAACCTGAAACTCATCACGACCAAGACAGGGTTGAACGTACCACCCATCGCCCGCGTCTTGGGTCTGTTTCCGGTCTCGAATGATGATTTGAAGAGCGACCGTATTTATATACGCAACTATGGCGAACGACTTGCGCGCCGTGGCCACGCCTGGAATGGCGGCGGGCTTGCCGGTTTGTTCGCGGTGGATTTGAAAGTTAGCCGCAGTGCGCGCGGCTCGGGCTATGGTGCTCGCCCCGCTTTTGTCATCTGAAATCTGATGCGTGGAATCCTTTTCTTTCACCACTGCAACCTCTGGAGCATAAGCAATGGCTACCGACTACCATCATGGCGTTCGCGTCATCGAAATCAACGAGGGCACACGCCCCATACGCACCGTTTCCACGGCCGTCGTCGGCCTGATCGCAACGGCTCCCGATGCCGACCCGGATGTATTCCCCCTGGATACGCCGGTTCTGCTCACCAACGTCCTGACCGCCATCGGCTCGGCCGGTAAACAAGGCACACTGCGCCGCGTGCTCGAAGCCATCGCCAGTCAAACCAAACCCGTCACTGTGGTCGTGCGCGTCGCCGAGGGCGACTCAGCAGCTGAAACGAACAGCAACGTCATTGGCACAACGACTGCGGACGGCAAGTACACCGGCATGCGCGCGCTGCTGGCGGCCCAGACGCGGCTCAAGGTCAAGCCCCGGATCTTGGGCGCGCCGCTACTCGATACCGAACCCGTGGCCGCCGCCCTGGCTGGCACCGCACAGCAGCTGCGGGCATTCGCGTATGTGTCCGCATCCGGCTGCGACACCAAGGAAGAAGCCGCGCTGTACCGCGAAAGCTTCGGGCAGCGCGAAGTCATGGTCATCTGGCCCGACTTCCTCAGCTGGAACAGCCAGACCAACGCCGAAGCCCAGATGCCCGCGACAGCCATCGCGCTGGGTCTGCGTGCCAAGATCGACGAAGAAGTCGGTTGGCACAAGACGCTGTCGAACTACGTCGTCAACGGCGTCACCGGCATCAGCAAGGACGTATTCTGGGATCTGCAAGACCCGGCAACAGACGCCGGTTATCTCAATCAAAACGACGTCACCACACTCATCAACCACACCGGATTTCGGTTCTGGGGATCGCGTACGGCCGCTGGCCCGCAAAGTCTCTTCCCGTTCGAGAACTACACCCGCACCGCCCAGGTGCTGGCCGACACCATCGCCGAGGCGCATCTGTGGCCCGTAGATGCTCCTATGCACCCGACTATGGCCCGCGACATCATCGAGGGCATCAATCGCAAGTTCGCCAACCTGACCGCCCAGGGCTACATCATGGGCGGAAGCGCCTGGTTGAACGAGGCATACAACACAACCGACACGCTCAAGTCCGGAAAGCTGACCATCGACTACGACTACACCCCGGTTCCCCCGTTGGAAAACCTGGTGTTCCAACAGCGCATCACAGACAGATACCTGCTGGATTTCGCGCAACGTGTCACCGCTTAAACACGCCTGGCCCAGGGGAATCTGGGCTGCCCACCATGACTGACAACCGGAGATCACCATGGCACTACCCGCCAAGATCAAACATCTGAATTTCTTTAACGAGGGCCAGACCTACATTGGCGAGTCCGAATCGTTCACGCGCCCCAAGCTGGCGCGCAAACTCGAAGCCTTCCGCGGGGGCGGCATGCACGGCGCGGTGCACATTGACCACGGCCTGGAAGACGATGCCTTGGACGTGGAATGGGTGATCGGCGGCTATGCCGCACAGGTCATCAAGCAGATGGGCATCGCCGAGGTCGGCGGCGTCATGCTGCGGTTCGTCGGCTCTGTGCAGCGTGAAGATTCCGCCGCCGTCAACGCGCTCGAAATCGTCGTACGCGGCCGCCACGCAGAGATCGACACCGGCGAATACAAAACCGGCGAAGACTCCAACAAAACCATTACCACCAAGTGCGTCTACTACAAGGAAACGCTCAACGGTGAAGTGCTCATGGAGATCGATCTGCTCAACGGCATCGAGCTCGTGGGCGGCGTTGATCGCATGGCCGAGCACCGCCGCGCCATCGGCATGTAAGTTTCCCGCTGGGTCGCAAGACCCGGCGTTTTGCGTTCCATCCACACCGAGAGGATCTCATGAGCAAGACCGAAGAACAGGCCAATCTGGCCGCCACCGCCACCATCCCAGCCCTCGCCACGGAACCCGAAGCCGTTGAACTGGATACGCCGATCAAACGCGGCGAACAGGAAATCCGCGCCGTGCAACTGCGCAAACCCAAAGCGGGCGAGCTGCGCGGCATTGCGTTAAACGACCTGGCCCAGATGGATGTCTCCGCGTTACAGCGCTTGTTGCCGCGCATCACCATCCCACCGCTCACGCAAGCCGAGGTGGACAATCTGGAATTGCCCGATCTGGTCGCGCTGGGCGTGAAGGTCGGCTCTTTTTTGCTGAGGAAGGCCGATCTGGCCTCCCTCGGGAAGTAGAGGCGGCCATGGCCGACATCGCCGTCATATTCCATTGGGATGCCGCGGCGATGGACGGTATGGAGATCAGCGAATTGATGCGGTGGCGCGAACACGCAAGGCTTCGTAGCGGCAACGACGGGCACAGGCATGGCAAACGAACTTAAGCTGCGGGTCGTGATGGATGCAATGGATCGGGTCACCGCGCCATTGCAGAAAATCCGTGGCGGCGCGGGGCAAGCCGGCCAGGCGCTCAAGGGCTTGCGCGACCGCATGAAAGAACTGGAAACCGCCCAGAAAAGCATCGGCGAATTCCGGGAGGTGTCGCGCGGTCTGGCCAACACGCGCACCCAACTGTCGCAGGCCCAAGGACGCGTGAAGGCGCTGGCGCAGGAAATGCGCGCCGTGTCCGAGCCCACGAAAGCTATGCGCCGCGAGTTCGGCAACGCCGTGAAATCCGCACGGGCGCTGTCCCAGCAGCATGACCAGCAGCGTCTGAAGCTGCAAGAGGTCAGAAACACCATGTCGGCTGCGGGGCTTTCCACGCGCAATCTGGCGCAGACCGAGCGTGGGTTGCGATCCGACATCGCGAGCACCAACCGGCAGATCGACGTCCAGCGTGAACGGCTCAACCGCTTAGCCGAACAAACGCGCAAGGTCGCGCAGGCCAGGCAGCAGTTTGAGAAAACACGCGCCTTTGCGGGCAATGCCGCAATGGTCGGGGCTTCGGCTGGTGCCGTTGGCTATGGCGTGCTGCGCGGCGGCGCTCACCTCATG